TGAAGCGACCGTGAATATCAAAGGGCCGGTCAATATCGACGGCGCGTTATCCGTAACCGGCAACATCGACGGCGCCCAAAACATCATGGCTGCCGGCAACAGCGACAACCACCACAAGCACTAACCCATCATTCATCCAGCTCGCCGCGCGCGGGCTTTTTTGTGTCCTGAGAAAACCAATGGCCAAGATCAATGACCAGTCTGTCGAGGAGCAATTGCCGGCGACGAATCGTCAGCCCGTTACCGCTCCACAACGAACTTCAGATTTGCTGCTGAAGTTTCGCGACAAGCTCTACACCTCGCGCACCCTGTGCATCCCCGGAACGGATCGCACGCTGGCGGTGGATAAGGCCACCGTCGAGGTGTCGGCGTCCGATGAAGAAGCGGTCAGTTTCCTGAAATCCCATCCCGAACTTCAAGCCCTGGAGTGATTTAGATGATCGGAATGGATCGCCACACCGGCCAACCCATTTCGGGCATCGAGCATTTGCGGCAATCCATTGGCGACATCTTGGGCACGCCGCTGGGCAGTCGCCGGCACCGCATGGAGTACGGCAGCAAGCTGCGCAGGTTTGTCGATTTGCCCGTTAACGAAGGCTGGAAAAGCGCCGTTCAGGCTGAGGTCGCTCGCGCTCTTGGACGCTGGGAACCGCGTTTGAAGCTCGATCAGGTGCGCGTCCTTTCCGTCATTGGTGGGCAAATCAATCTGCAAATCGTCGGGAAGTACCTGGGCGACAGCGTCACGTTGGAGGTGGCCGCATGAATATCGTGGATTTGTCGTCGTTGCCGGCGCCGACCGTGCTGGAGTCTCTGGACTTCGAAGAGGTTTATCAGGACGGGCTGAGTGTGTTTCGCGGCTACATGGGCGGCAACTGGACGGCGGCGCTGGAAAGCGATCCGGTGGTCAAGGTGCTGGAGGTCGGGGCTTACAACAAGGTCGGCAATCGCGCCCGGGTCAACGATGCCGGCAAGGCTCTCTTGCTGGCGTACGCCATTCGCGGCGACCTCGATCACCTGGGGGCCAACGTCAATCTGAAGCGCCTGGTGATTCAGGCGGCGGATCTGCAAGCGGTGCCACCGGTGCCCGAGGTCAAGGAAGAAGACGACCCGTTTCGCGAGCGCATCCAGTTGGCCTATGAAGGGCTGACCACGGCCGGGCCACGTAACAGTTACATCCTGCATGCGCGCAGTGCCTCGGGACTGGTCGCGGACGCGTCGGCCGAAAGCCCGGCGCCTTGTTACGTTACGGTAACGGTGCTGAGTTCCGAGGGGGATGGGCGCGGCGAGGCCAGCCCTGAGCTGTTGGCGGCTGTTCGCACTGAGCTGAATGACGACGATGTGCGGCCGGTCGGTGATCGCGTCACGGTACAGAGTACCGAGATCATTGATTACCGAATTGACGCCATCCTGCACATGAGCGGTGCTGGGCCGGAAAACGATGCCAGTTTGGCCGAAGCGAAAAGTCGTTTGGCGGCGTGGATCAACCCGCGTAAACGGTTGGGCGTTGAGGTGGCCCGTTCCGCTGTTGATGCTCAGTTGCACGTTGCCGGTGTTTCTCGGGTTGAGCTGCCCGGTTGGGTGGACTTGGCACCGACCAAGGCGCAGGCGGCCTGGTGCGTGGGTTACACCGTGACGATGGCGGGCTGATATGAAAAGCCTGCTGCCGCTCAATAGCACGCAATTGGAACGGGCGATGGAAGCCGCGTTCTTCGATAAAACAATTGTCCCGCTGCGTGACCTCTACAACGCCGATACCTGCCCGGTACATCTGCTGCCGCATCTGGCGTGGGCGTGGTCGGTGGATCGCTGGGATTACCGCTGGACTGAAGCCACCAAGCGCGCCGCTATCAAGGCGTCGTATTACATCCACAAGCACAAGGGCACCATCGGCGCGCTGCGCCGGGTGGTCGAGCCGCTGGGCTATCTGATCGAGATTGTCGAGTGGTTCCAGACCGTGCCCGAGGGCGTGCCGGGCACCTTCGCGTTGAAGGTCGGCGTTCTCGACACCGGCATCACCGAGGAAATGTATCAGGAGCTGGAACGCCTGATTGATGACGCCAAACCCGTCACGCGGCACCTGACAGGGCTGGCGATCAGCCTCGAAACCCAAGGCCATTTGAACATTGCCGCTTGCCTCTACGAAGGCGACGAAATCGACGTGTACCCGCCGGTGATGCGCGACATCGAAGTGACGGGCCGCTTCGGTGTGGTCGGTCGTGAACACTCCATAGACACCCTGGACGTTTATTATGATTGATGCGAATTCGCAGTTTTTCGCGATCCTCACGAACGTGGGGATGGCCAAGCAGGCGAACGCCGACGCGCTCGGCATTCCCTGGAAGATCACCGAAATGGGCGTGGGTGATGCCAACCTGACCAACCCGATTCCGAACGCCACGCAAACCAGTCTGATCAACGAATGGCGTCGCCGGCCGCTGAATCAGCTCAAGGTCGACGCGGCAGATCCGGCGATCATCATCGCCGAGCAGATTATTCCCGCCGATGAGGGCGGGCGCTGGATTCGCGAAATCGGTCTGTACGATGCCGACGGCGAACTGGTGGCGGTGGCCAACTGCGCACCGAGTTACAAGCCGCTGTTGTCGCAGGGCTCCGGCCGCACGCAAGTGGTGCGGATGAATTTCATCGTCAACAACTCCGGCAACATCACGCTCAAGATCGATCCGGCGGTAGTGCTGGCTTCGCGATCCTACGTCGACGCGGCCATTCTGGAGGTGTTGCCGGCGAATAAAACGGCCGGCGAGTTCACCCGGGTGAAGGTCAATAATCGTGGCGTGGTGGTGTCGGGTGACAACCCCAGCACGCTGGCCGCCATGGGTATCACGGACACCTACACCAAGCCGCAAATCGAGGCCATGATTGCCCAGGCCTCGGCGCTGCCGGTCGGCACGATGGTGGCGTTTCCCGTGAACAAGGTCGCCCCGGGGTTTCTGGAGATTGACGGCAGCGTCAAGAGTATTGCGGCCTATCCCGATCTGGCGGCGTTCCTGGGTACTGCCTTCAACCTGGGCAACGAAGGGGCGGGCAATTTCCGCCTTCCTGAATCGCGCGCTGAGTTCTTGCGTGGCTGGGACCATGGGCGTGGGGTAGATGCTGGACGAGCTTTGGGCAGTTCGCAGCTTGACGCGCTACAGAATATTACGGGCGCTTACACGGCTAACAACGGCGTACAGCTTGCAAGTTCTTCGCAACCGCCTATTGGCGCATTTGATGGCACATACGCAGGCGGGACCCAGCTTCCTGCCGGCGCGGCATCGACTGGCATTGTCAACATGTCTTTCGACGCTTCCCGGGTTGCACGTACATCGACTGAAACGCGTGGCCGCAACTTGGCGGTCATGTGGTGCCTCAAGGCCTGGAACGCGCCGATCAATCAGGGAAACATTGATGTTGCGGCGCTGGTTGCATTGGCCGCGCAAGCCACGGAAATCAATCAGGGCACGGCCAAAGTAGCGACCCAGGCACAGGTGAATGCCGGTACTGATGACGCGACGATCGTCACCCCGAAGAAATTACGTTGGGGCTTCGCCATGCTTCTCGCCATCAATGGCTTTATCGCGTTTCCGTCGTGGCTGGGTGGTTTTGTTTTTCAGTGGGGTCGTATCACGATTAACCAGCAGCCCACGATTAACTCTGCGGCCACCGGTAATTGGATGTATCCGATGCAGTTCCCTACCGCGTGTCTAAGTGTATGGGCCTTTCAGCATACGATGGGCGGCAATACATCCGGCTCAATTCTTGAGCGCCTATGTGGTAACGGCGAGCCCGCTATCAACGGTGCGACTTTTGTTATTAGTGATGCCGATACGGTGGGTAACTACACGATTCGAACGTTCGCGATCGGCTCCTGAGGATACGCAATGAAAATGTTCTACAGCCCTTCGAAGGGCGCCATGTTTAACGATGCGGTCTACGGAAACGCTATTCCCGAAGACGCAGTGCAAATCCCAGCCAATCGGCTCGACGAAATACTAGCTGGTTTGGGCCTGCAAAAGACCCTGGTTGTCGGCGAAGGCGGGGATCTGGTTTTGGTCGACCCTGTGCCCGTTGTGCCTACGCTAGAGCAGCTTGCCGCTGTCGAGCGAACGTGGCGTAGCGGCGAAGTATCACGGGTGCTGTGGCTGCGCGAGCGTCACCGCGATCAGTTGGAAATCGCAGGGCCAACCACGCTGACAACGGAGCAATTCAACGCGCTGCTGGTGTACATGCAGGAACTGCGCGATTGGCCCCAATCGCCAGATTTTCCCGACAGCCAGCACCGGCCAACGGCGCCGAACTGGATGGCCGAGCAGGTCCAATAAACGCCCCGCACTGACAGGGCGTTTTTCATTTCGTTACGCGTAACACGAACACACCTCACAGCCTCGCTTATGCGGGGCTTTTTCGTTTCTGGAGAATGAGCCTTATGAGTTTTTTCCACGGCGTCACGACCACGTCGGTCGACACCGGTGCGCGCACCATTTCGCTGCCGTCGTCGTCGATCATCGGCCTGTGCGACACCTTCACCCCGGGCGTTCTCGGCGGCGGCGCTGCCAAGGCCGGTGAACTGAAGTTGATCACTACCGAGCGCGAAGCCATTGCCGCCTTTGGCTCCGACTCGGCAATCACCAAGGCCTGTCAGGCCATTTACGTCAAGGCCAAGGCGGTGATCGTTGCCATCGGCGTGCCCAAGCTTGAGGACGCGGCGCTGCAAACCTCGTCGATCATCGGTGGCGTCCTTGCCTCGGGTCAGCGTACCGGTCTGCAGGCGCTGCTCGATGGCAAGAGCATGTTCAATGCGCAACCTCGGCTGTTGATTGCGCCGGGCCACACGGCTACTCAGGCGGTGGCCACTGCGCTTGATAGCCTGGCGCAGAAGCTGCGCGCCATCGGCATCATCGACGGCCCTGGTACGACCGACGAAGCCGCCATGGCCTACGCCGATAACTTCGGCAGTCGCAACCTGTTCATGGTCGACCCGGGCGTCAAGTATTGGGACACCGTCACCAGCAAGACGGTCGACGCGCCCGGCTCAGCTTGGGCGGCGGGCCTGTTCGCGTGGACGGATGCTGAATACGGTTTCTGGGCCTCGCCATCCAACAAGGAATTGACCGGCATAACCGGCACCGGCCGCGCGGTCGAGTACCTGGACGGCGACGAGACTTGCCGGGCCAACCTGCTCAACAACGCCAATATCACTACGATCATTCGCGACGACGGTTATCGCCTGTGGGGCAACCGCACGCTGTCGAGCGATCCGAAGTGGGCATTCGTCACCCGCGTTCGCACGCTGTTCATTCTCATGGACTCTGTGCAGGCCGGTCACAAGTGGGCGCTCGACCGCTCGATCACCAAGACCTACGTGACCGATGTCACCAACGGTCTGAACGCGTTCATGGCTGACCTGAAAGCTCAGGGCGCAATCATCAACTTCGAAGTGTTCCCCGACACCGAGCTGAACACGGCCAGCCAGATCGCCCAGGGCAAAGTGTATTGGCGCATTCGTTTCACCGATGTGCCGCCGGCAGAAAACCCGAATTTCCTTTTCGAAGTCACCGATCAATGGATGACCGAAGTGCTTGAAGCAGCCTAAGGGGGCGTAGCAAATGATTCCTCAAACATTGTTCAACACCAACCTGTTCGTCGACGGCGTGAACTTCTCCGGCGACGTGCCGAGCCTGACGCTGCCCAAGCTGACCACCAAGACCGACGAGTACCGCGGGGGCGGCATGGCCGGCCCCATCGAGATGGATCAGGGGCTTGAAAAAATGGAAGCGTCCTTTGTCACCAAGGGCGTGCGCCGCGAGTCGCTGAAGTACTTCGGCTTGTCCGACGGCACGGCGTTCAACGCAACATTCCGTGGCGCTTTCAAGGGGCACAAGGGGGCGGTGACGGCGGTGGTCGCCACCGTGCGCGGTCGACTCAAAGAGGTCGATCTCGGTGACTGGAAAGCAGGGGATGCCGCCGAGATCAAACACGCCGTTGCGGTCACCTATTACAAGCTCGAAATCGACGGGCGCCTGATGTACGAAATCGACATGGTCGCCGGCATTCAGGTGATCGACGGCAAAGACCAACTGCTCGAAGTGCGCAATGCGCTCGGCCTGTAAGGAATAGATCCAGATGACTCAAGCAACCGCTAAAAATGTGCCGGCCTGGCTGTCGCTCAATGCGCTCAGCGCCGTCGTAACTCTCTCCCGTCCAAGCCAAGCGAACAGCGTCGACGTCGAGACGTTGACCCTGCGTGCCCCGACCTTGCGTGAAGTGCGCTCCGCTGACCGTGCGTCCAACGGTGACGCCGAGCAGCGCGAGCTGATGCTTTTCGCCGGCTTGGCAGAGGTCGGGCTAAAGGATCTGGAAGGCCTCAAGCTTATCGATTATCGCCGAGTGCAAACGGCGTATTCGCACCTGGTACCGGAAACCGATTATTCGAAGTCGATGCCTGCATGGTTGTCGCTCACGACCGATCAGGTGTTGGTGACCCTGTCGTGCCCTAGCGAAATCAACGGCGTGACAGTCGATAAGCTGGCCCTGCGCTCGCCGACCGTACGCGACGTGCGCGAGGCGAATCGTGAAGTGACTGGCGATGATGAGCAGCGCGAACTGGTGCTGTTTTCCGCATTGTCCGGTGCGCCTGTCGCGGATCTGGAGGGGCTGAAGCTCGTGGATTACAACCGCCTGCAGGCTGGCTATTTTCGCCTGGACAACGACGACGGGCTTTAACCCCAACGTTATCAAAGGGGCCGCGAAACGTCTGGCGGCGGAGACGGGATTTTCCGCCGCCGAGATCCAGTCGATGCCGTTTGCGGAAATGGTGTGGTGGCTTACGGATTGAGCCGCCACCAGTAGTGCTGGGCAAATGGGGGCCATGACATGGCGAACAAACTCGCCCTCGGGCTGGTGATCGGCGGGGCCGTCAGTTCGACGGTCGGCGCCGCGTTCAAGGACGTGACCGGGCGCATCAAGCGCCTCGAGGCGGAAGGCAACAAAGCGCGCGTGCTGCAGCGTACGATTGGCGACACCATTCGCCTGCGTGAAGAATGGAAAAAGGCGCACGACACCGGTTCTGCCGGCGCATCCAAATTACTCAGTCGTCTGAACTCGAACCTCGACAGCTTGAAGAAACAGGGCGTTGAAGTCGGCCGTTTGGAAAAGGCCTATCGCTCCATGGGGCAGACGGCCAATAAAGCCGAACTCAAGGCCAAGGGGCATCAGCAGATCGAGGCCGGCAAGTCCGGGATGAAAGGTGCGGTCGGCGCGGCGGTGGTCGGTATGGGCGCGCTCGCCGTACCGACCAAGGTCAGCGCCGATTTCGGCGCCATTGTGCGCGACATTGCGATCAAGGCCGGCATTGCCAACAAACCGCAAGAACAGGAGATGTCGCGCAAGATCATCGACACCTCGCGTGATACCGGCATGGCGCGCAACGACGTGGCCGACGTGGTCAATCAGTTGGTCGGCGCCGGCATGGATCTGAGCAAGGCGCTGGAGTACGCACCGGTTGCGGCCAAGTTTGTCGTGGGGCAGGGATCCAGCGGCGTCGACACGGCCAAGATGATCAACGCCCTAGGGCAAAACGCCAAGATCACTGATCCGAAACAGATGCAGCAGGCGCTGGAAGCGATCGCCTACCAAGGGCAGGCGGGCAGCTTTGAAGCGGCGGACATGGCCAAGTGGTTCCCGGAGCTGCTGGCGAACATGGCCAGCAACGGCATCACCGGCATGGATGCGGTGACGCAACTGGGTGCCATGCTGCAGGTGCAGATGAAACAGGCCGGCAGTTCGGACGAAGCGGCCAACAACCTGAAAAACTGGATGGGCAAAATCGGCTCGACCGACACGGTCAAGGCCTACGAAAAAGCCGGCATTGACTACAAGGGATCGATGCAGACCGGTTTGCAGAACGGCATGTCGACGCTTGAAACCAGCATGGCGCTGGCTCAGAAATACATTCAGGCGACCGACCCCAAGCGTGCGGCGGCGATGGCCGAAGCCACGTCAAAAATCAGCAAGGAAGCCGATCCGGACAAGGCCAAGGCCATGATGGCCTCGCTGGAAGAGTCCCTGCGCACCGGCGACTTGTTCGCTGACATGCAGGTCAAGGCTGCGCTTTCGGCTTACATGCAGAACAAGGCACTGTACAACCAGCTCAAAAATGATTCGCGCGAAGCCGCCGGCATCCTCGATAAAAACCTCGCCGAGCGGCGCGAGTCGTCGTCGCAGAAGTGGGCCGAAGTGGCCCAGTCGATGGATGACGCCATGCGAAGCGTGGGGGATGCGCTGCGCCCGGTGACGGACACCGTCGCCGAGACGCTGACCAAGGTCACCAAGGGCATCACGTCGCTGTCTGACAGCGCGCCCGGTGTAGTCACCGGCGTCGTTGCGGTCGGTGGTGGGTTGATCGCTCTCAAAGGGATTTTCAGCTCGTTCAAGATCGGCAAAGGGCTGTTCAATCTGGCACGCGGATCCTTGGGCAAGGGCAAGTCGGGCGAAGTGCAAAAGGTGTTCGTGACCAACGCCGAGGATGGCAACGGTGACGGTAAGGATGCCGAACCCAAGGGCAAGACCGGCAAGGCGCTGTCACTGGTAGAAACCGGCCTCAAGGCTGTTGCAGCGCTCAAGGGTACGCCGGTGGGTGGCGAAGATAACGCAGGGGAAGGCGACGACAAAAAGCCCGGTAAATTGGACCTGGTCTCGACCGGCCTCAAAGTTGTTTCGCTGGCCAAGGAAGCGGCCTCGGGTGGCGATGACGACGGTGAGGCGGGCGGCGGTAACGACGCGGTCAAGAAGGTTTTTGTCGTTAACGCCAATGCCATGGGCGGTGGAGGTGGTGCGGATGGCCCGGGTGAATCTCGCCGGCGTGGTCGCGGATCGCGGCGCAATGGTTCACGGCGGCGCCCGTTGCCTCGGCCCGGTGCCTCGCGTCCACCGGTGCCGCGTCCGCCCATACCCGTACCACGGCCGCACATTCCTCCAGTGCCACCGGTTCCCGCCGGTGCGATGGCCAAACTGGGTGGGGTTGTGCAGGCCGTCGGCAAGGTCGGCAAAGTTGCCAAGATGATTCCCGGCGGCTCGCTGATGGAAGCCGGCGCCATGGCGTTCGATACCTTCGAAAACGCCCAGACCAAAGATGAAAAGGCCGAGGGCTACGGCGCGGCCGCTGGCAATCTCGCCGGCACCATGGCCGGTGCAGCCGCCGGGGCGGCCATTGGTTCGGTGGTGCCGATCATCGGCACGGCTATCGGCGGCTTGATCGGTGCTTATCTCGGCAGTCAGGGCGGCGCAGCGTTGGGCGGTTCTCTGGGCAAATCGCTGTTCGGTGGCGAGGATGAAAACACCGAGGACACGGCCAAGGCGCCGGTTCCGACCACGCCGCTCATGATGGCGTCAGCGGGGCAGCAAGGCCCGATGCTGGGTGATGTTGCGCGCTCGATGGCAGTCACGGCGCCGCTCAAGTCGGCAGCGCTGGCCATTCAGCCCAAGGAAGCTGAGAAGCCGGTACCGACCAAGGTGGATCAGCAGTTTCAGTATTCGCTGAATATGCCAGTCACGGTGCAGGGTGATGTCAAAGACCCGCAGGCCTTGGCGCAGCAAATGATGCCGCACATGCAACGCATGATGGCGGACGCGGCGAAACAGAACGCGTCGAAACTCTACGACGAACCCCATGTGTAAGGAGGCCTCATGGCTTATATGGAGAACATGCAATCGGGCCTGAAGTATCTGGTAGAAGCGGCGGAAACGGGCCGGCGCAGCGCTGACGGCATGCTGGCCCCGGTCAACGGTGCTATCAGTGAGCTGACCGGCGCCGCGTCCGAGCTGGAAAGCATCCCGTTTGTGGGGCCGGCTATTGGTGCCAAGTTGCAGCGGGTGATGCGCGTCGTCGACGCCGCTCAGGCCAAGGTCGGCCAGGTAGCGGCGGTGTACGGCCGTGCCACCCGGGCGGCCGCTGAAGTGCAGGAGCGGCTTGGCACGTTGAAGGAACAGGCGGCCAAGGTGGGCACGGCAATAAACAGCATCGCCGGCAAGGTGAGTCCGGCGCTGGCCAACATCGTGCCCACCAGCTCTTTCGCCGTGGACGCCACACCGGCGCCGGAGGCGGTGAAGCCGTTCCCGCACCTGATGATCATCCAGCCGCGCGACCCGAAAATTGAGCCGTACTACTTCAACCTGGACACGACGGCGTTCGACGAACTAAGTCGTTCGACCGAATTCCGCTGGGCTTCGCAGGAGCGGCTGACGCGCCGGCCGGCGCAGCAAGCCGTAGGTATCGGTGAAGAAAAACTGACGCTCAAAGGCACGATCTACCCAGGCTTCAAAGGTGGCCTGAAGCAGCTCGACACCCTGCGCTCCATCGGTGCCAGGCTGCAGCCCCTGACCATGACCACCGGCTATGGCGAGGTGATCGGGACGTGGTGCCTGAAAAGCATCAGCGAGGAACAGGCCACGCTGATGCACGGCGGAGTTCCTCGTAAACAAGGATTCACTTTGGAGTTTGCGCGCTATGGCGACGATATGCAGGACGTCTGATGGCGACATGCTCGATGTCATTTGCAACAACGTTTACGGCCATCTCAGCGGCAGCGTCGAGGCGGTGCTGGATGCCAATCAGGGGCTGGCCGATGAAGCTCAGCCGTACCGGTCGGGCGTGATCATCGTCCTGCCGGATCTGCCCAGCCCAACCAGCGAAGGGGTCAGCTTGTGGGATTGACCTCGGGCGATGCCGTCGCCAGTGCGCCGTTGCGTTACGCGTAACGACATATCGTTTTTCTGACCCGCCTCGTGCGGGTTTTCTTTTGGGAAAAATCCATGACCCCCATGTTTCGAATCGTCGCCGATGGCGCCGACGTCACGGCCAAAATCAATGATCGACTGTTGTTGCTGCGCACCTCAGACAAGCCCGGCATGGAGTCCGACGAGTTTGAACTGCGCATCGACGACCGGGACGGCCAAGTGCAACTGCCAAGCCGTGGCAGTTCTATCGAGGTCTATCTCGGTTATGCCGAAACTTCCCTGACGCGCATGGGCCGTTACACGGTGGACACGGTCGAGGTGTCCGGTCCGCCCGATTCCATCGTGATCAAAGGCAAGGCCAGCGACATGCGCGGCAGTGGCAAAACCATTCGCAGTGGAAGCTGGGAAGACGTGCCGCTGTCGAAGATCGTGGCAGACATCGCCGCGCGTAATGGCTGGGAGGCGGTGTGCCCGGTGTCGACCAAAGTCGCCCGGGTGGACCAGCTCAACGAGTCCGATTTCAATTTCATCACTCGGCTGGCCAAGCAGTACGACTGCACCGCCAAGGTGGCTGACGGCAAGCTGTTGGTGATGCCGCGCCAAGGCGGGCAGACCGCAAGCGGTAAAGCGTTCGTGGCGATCACCCTGACTCGTAGCGACCTCAGCCGTTGGCAATTCAGTCTCGGTGATCGCAACTCGCACAAAGCCGTGGCCACCAAGCATCAGGACAAGAAGGGCGGCAAGCTCGCGGTGGTAACGATCGATAACGACGACGCCCCGGCCGGCCTGCCGGCGGTGCATACCGACCGCCATATCTACCCGAACAAGACCGCCGCCGAAGCGGCGGCCAAGGCCCGTTTGGCGGCGTTCAACCGCTCGACCGCCGACGTTCGGCTTGAGATGCCCGGCCGGACTGACATTTTCGCCGAGCGGCCGATTCTCGCCCAGGGCTTCAAGGTGGGGCTTGACGGTGAGTATCTGGCGGACTCGGTTGAACAGGTGTTCACCCAATCCGGCTGGTCCACCACCGTCGAATGCAATGCCGGCAAGGCTGGAAAATCCAAGGGTAAGGACAAGCCAAAGAAAGCAGCGAAACCGCCGCTCAGGGTCGTGAGCATCGAGAAGCAGTAACCGCATCCTATCGCCGCCTGAGTGCGGCTTTTTTATGTCTGGAGTTTTGTATGTCCATCACGGAACAACAGCTGCAAAGCATCATGCCCAACGCCCGCCGCCAAGCGGGCGTTTTTGTATCCGCCCTCAACGCAGCCATGGCCCATCGGCAGATCAACACGCCGAAACGCCAAGCCGCGTTTCTGGCGCAAGTCGGTCACGAGTCGGGTCAGCTGCAGTATGTCCGGGAACTGGGCGGCGACCAGTATCTGAGCAAATACGACACCGGCAACCTGGCTGCGAAACTGGGTAATACCCCGGCAGCGGATGGTGATGGCCAGCGCTATCGCGGTCGCGGTCTGATCCAAGTCACCGGCCACGACAATTATCTGCGCTGCAGCTTGGCGCTGTTCGGCGACGAGCGATTGCTGCGCACCCCTGAGCTGCTGGAGCTGCCGCAGTGGGCCGCTGAATCGGCCGCATGGTTCTGGTCCGTGAATGGGCTGAACGCGCTGGCCGATCAGAACGAATTCAACGCGATCACCCGCAGGATCAACGGCGGCCTCAATGGCCTGCAGGATCGGCTGGAGTTGTGGGGACGGGCGAGGGCGGTGCTATGCGTCTCGGCGAACTGATCCCGACACCGTATCGGCTGCTGGCAAAAGGCGTGCTGCTGATCGTCCTCGTTGCTGGTTCTGCGGCCATTACCTCGCAAGTCCAGGATTGGCGCTACGGCAAACAGCTCGCAGTGCAGGCCCGACTCCACACCGAAACCCTCAATCAGTTGGCCCTGGCCACGGTTGCGCAGCAGCGTGCCGAACAAGACAAACGCCTTGCGCTCGAGCAGCGCTTGGCAATCAGCGAACAAACACATTACCGAGCCTTGAGTGATGCCCAACGTGATCAAGGTCGCCTGCGCGACCGTCTTGCCACTGCTGATCTGCGCCTGTCAGTCCTACTCGACGCCACCACCGGTGCCGGCAACGGATCGGAGTCAGCCACCACCGCCACCGGAGGCGTGGTTCATGGCCCCACAAGAGCCGAACTTGACCCAGCGCATGCTCAACGAATTATCGGCGTCACCGATGACGGCGACCGGGGGCTGATTGCCCTCGCGGCCTGTCAGGCATACGCCAAAGAAGTCTCAACACCGAAGTGAAAAAAGAGCGG